TTGCGCTTAAAATCTCTAAATTAATTTTCATACGAGTATAGTAAGTAAATACTGTAGATGGCGGTGCCACCGGTAGTTGACTATAGTCGTATGGAAAGACTTAAACCTCCAGAAAGTCAAGTTATTCCCATAAATGCGAACACTTTGTGTATATTTTTAATCATAGCAACGATAATAGGTTTGTATAAGAGGTATATAGACACCAGATCCCGAAGGGATCTGTAAAAGGGAAAACCCCAGACCTTTAGGTCTGAAGTTAAGGGCTCAAAGTGATACGACCCCTATACCCAGACCCCTTCGGGGTCTGAAAGGCTTGGAGTCGGGATCTAGTCAATCGCGTGAACGACGTCGTATTTGATACACTCCTCGGGGTCTAAGTATACGTCGCGTTTCATGAGTTTATTGAACTGTTTTTCGGGTATTTTGGTTTTTTCCATGTACGTTTTCGAAACCATTTCCATGAGTTTATCACACATTTTCATTTCGTCCTTAACTTCCTCGTATTTCCCCCAGAACCCCGAGGTCGATATTTGGTGTATGAGAACGTGTGCGTTCTTACCTATACGTCGTTCGTGTCCTCCCAAGAGTAAGAACGTGGCGGCCGAACAACACTCACCTTGTGCTATGGTAATGACCTTGACGCGCGACTTCTCGAGTATGTTCATGGCACTTATACCCGCGAACAAATCGCCTCCTTCGCTACACACGTGGACGCGTATGGTTGGTTCGTAACCTACGAGTTCGGCTTTCTTTTTGATAAGTGCGATCTCGAGTTTCTTAAACTCCTCTATAAAATCTAGAATATCGTCGTTGGTTATTTCACCGTGATAAAAGATTTCGTTACCAACGACGCGTGTTATTTTGAATTCTATGTTCATATATATTTCATTTTGTGATAATTTCTTTAATCATTTTTTTAATTTTAGATACTTCGCGTTGTTTGAGTTTGTTTTGTATACCGAGATGGTTCATAACATCGAAATCTTGAGACGTTAATGAATACTCTTTGAACTTCGAGACGTCGCCTTTTTTTGCATATTCACGTAGTATCATGAACTCGTGGTGGGACATTTTCGTGTTAGATCGTGCTTGTATATTTCTTACTTTTTGTTCGCGCATTTTTTGGTTTCCGTATTTTGTCCAACAACTTCCTGGTCGTATTTTTTCCGGATCTAGAACATTTTCCATATACATTTTAGGGAGTTTCATGGCGTACAAAACAAAATACGGCATAAAGTCCCATTCACCTTTATAAAGTTCGGTATCGTATTCGTCTGCGTTTACTAAACTACTCATTATCTTATCGTAGTGTTGTGTATCCGAATAGAGATAGTTTTCGTGTACGGAACCCCATATATGACCGTGTTCGTGTATGGTCTCTTCTATGTCTATTGTACCGGGTTTACAAAAAAAATCTTCAATTATTTCTTTGGGTGTTTTAAAAATATCTTTTTCGTCTTTAAAATCGAGATAATTTATAAAGTTTTGGATATTTCCTTCGCACTTTTCGGAAGCTAATTTTGATCTTGGATGGTTTGGTGCAAGTTTTTGTATTATTTCGGGTTTACGTTTTGGTATGAAAATCATTTTAAAGTTTGGTAAAATGTGTACATTTTTTGAAGTAACGAGTATCGGTTTTTTTGTGATGTGTCTTCCTTCGCATACGGATTCGATTATGCTTTTATAAATAGTATCGGATTCGTAATCGTCTATATACGTGTACCTGTTTGAATTTATAATTGTACTTAAAAATATTTCTTTTTTAGTTAAAACTTCGTCATACAATTCTATACTATTCGTTTCGTCGAAAACTTTATTCAGTATAAACGTTTTTCCTACACCAGAAGCGCCACACAAAAATACATTGGTACCGTTTTCCAATAGAGTTTTGATTTCCTCTATTTCTCTCTCGTGGAGCGAAAGATTGGCACTCTTTTTTTGTTTACGTATTGTAACGAAAGCGTCCATGTCCGATGAAAATGGAGAAAGTGATCTCGCTACTCAAGCTTTAGATATTATTATGGAAAATAATACACTTCAGAAACGTGTTTTAGATCCTTTAAAAAGGAAACTTTTCCCTTACTTGATGTGTATTACAGTCTTTAACCTTGCTCTTTTTCTGATGGTTGCGTATCTTGTGAATCGTCTTTCGGCGATTCTGTGATAACTTCCATGAGTTCCGTTCGTCTACGCAATTCTTTCATGAGGTCACCTTTCAGACTCACGAGTCCCTTTTCTTTTAAATCTGATATTTCATTTTTACGTTCCTCTATTCGTTCGATATCGGATTTAATGGTTTTTTTTGCTGATACTGCATTCCCTCGTATTTCTTCGAGTTCACGCTTGAGTTCGCGTTTAGCAACACCACCAACCGCATCCTTGAGTTTTGTCATGACCGTGTTTTCGGCGATAGCTCTGAAAGGCATGATTGGTTGTATGTGCATGATTTCCGGTTTGAAGAACTGGTTGTCATCGGGAAATTCTCGTTCGAAATCGTCAATCATTCGTTTCGGTACGTTTGGTGACTGTTCGATGAGTCTATCGTATTCGTTTCTACAGTTCTCAACCATGTTCGTACCGTCTTGTGTTCTTTCACCCAAAGGTAACGTGAGTTCGAGACGTATAGTTCTCGAGAGTTTACCGTATTGTACAGACGCAACACGGTGACCTTCCATGAGTTCGTTAATTTTGAGAAACTGCATGATTGTCGTTGCAATGGCGGTGATTAAGTTTAAACCACCAATTGCCGAAGGTACGTACGGTTGAACTGTGGGTGGGAACGTTTCTTGGGCAAAGTTCGCGGTACCCGTTATCGTACTTAGTATGATGAGAGGTATCGTGAACTTCATGCTCAATTTTTTATACATGAGGTATGATTGGTAATGCATGTAACGGTAACACGCGGCGGCTTCACCCCAGGACTTTAAAATTTTCTCCTGTTGTGGATGCCATATTTTTGGAAGTTTCTTTTCTTTGTCCATATTAATAGATATGAACATTATATTCTTCATTCATTTAGTGTTTTTCATAACCATGTTGGTTGTTCCATTTATGAAAAATAAACAAAACCTCGAGTTTTATTCATTACTCGTCCCATTCATATTTTTCCACTGGTCCGTAAACGACGATACGTGTGCTTTAACACAAATGGAAATGGCTGTGACTGGTAACAGTAAAGAGGAAACATTTTTTGGGCGAGTTATGGGTCCCATATACAAAATGGACGATACAGAGGCTAATAACTTTTTAAAATCTGTATTTTTTGGTCTTTGGTTACTCGTTCAATATAGACTCGACCGTATTGATTTGAGACCTTTGTTTAATAAAAAATAATAATAGTTTATATAAATGAAAAATAAAACGAGACAAAAATTGATACTCATTGTTTTTGTGATACTTGTTTCTGTCATAGTATACCAAATACTTAACCCAGTTGTTGTTAAAAAACAAGTTCCTGTTGGTGTACCAGTCGAAGTACCTGTACAGATTCCAGTAGAAAAAGAGTATAGAAACCCACCAATCAAGGAATATAAACCTGGGTATGTTCAACAAATGGGTGTTCTTGTAGGTCCAGATGACGAAACGTTACCGCTTTTCGGTAAAGAAGTTAGAGGGAGGCGAGATAGGTACCATTATTATACAGTAACACCCGGTGAGCAAGTGTATTCACTTCCAGTGACCCATGGCGATCGCGACTGCATGGACGATATTGGGTGTCAGGAACTTTATGGTAACGAATCCGTTTCTGTTTTAGGACAAACGGGTTCGTTCCAGACTAAATTATACAGAACGGATAACTTTTTTTAATCTTCTTCTTCTTTCTTTTCTGGAACAACAACTCTGTATGCACAGCTTCCCATTGTTACAGTTTGTGAACACATAGCACAACATGCACACAACAGTAATAACAATAAAGGTGGAGATTTTACCGGAACTATTGATATGGGTCTATATACAAAAAAGAAACAGCATAAGCAACAACACAGAGTTGAAGCCAAATTACCTGGTGCACAATTCGACATTTATAGTAAACAAATAAAATTATATTGGCTAATATAAATGAAGATTGAAATTCTTAAGAATGAAGCAAAACGTTTGGGTCTTCGCGTAACTAAAAAAATCAAAGGTAAACGTGTTCCTTTAACCGAAAAAGAACTCAAAGCAAAAATAGAACGTAGACGATCTCCTGCACTTGAAATACAGGTTCGTAATACGAAAAAACTTTTACGAACGTGTAAATCACTATTGAAAACTATGGAGCCAAGTGTTTCGAGAGCTCCTCGCGTTTCGGTAAAGAAAGTCGTACCACCAGCACCACTGGTTCCACCAGCACCGCCAGCACCACGAGCACCACCAGTACCACCACGACCCGTTAAACGCGACCCTCGTGCAAATTTAATGACGGCTTTGAAAGCAAATCTCGAAAGACGCGGTATCAGACAAAAGTTAAACCAAATTTCTTAGACATGAACTTTTTAGCTTCTTCGAGTGTTGGATAACTCCAAAGGAGCCAACGCGACCAGAACCCCGCGGTATACAAACCTGATTTACCCCAGTTTTCTTTATCGCTTTTTGTAACGTCTAACATGTTTTTATGAACGAGTTTAGGATAAGTTTGTTTTTGAACCATATACGGAACAAAACCACCGTGGCGTATAACATACGAACGCATTCGTAAAGGGTCTTTGTGTTTCGTATAATCCGTATACCCTTTACCCCCAAAATCAACGGATTTATCATTTTCAAACGTAACTCTAAATTTTTTTTCCAATCGCGGACTTTTTCTTAATCGAACACGCATTTATATAATTATTGGACATATTTATTTTGTAATCTGACGAGTGTATAGTGGTGATACAAGTGAATTAAACCGATCGCTAAAGAAACGTAAACGGCTGGGTTTTTCCTGGCTTTTCTGTTCATGAGAATAAGTATGAGTGTCGTGAGAGTAATGAGCGCTGGTAAAGTGAACAAACCAATTTGGACGTTCGTTAATCCGAGAAACCGTTTATCCAAAGTATCGATTTTATCGTTTTGTTCTGGTGCGTAGTATTCTTTTCCTTTATAATCTGGCATTTATTATAGGTAAACAAAAAAATGTGGTTTCTCGTGATACCATGTATACTGTTACTAAACGATTATTGTAAAAATCCTATAGATAGACTCTATTTCCAGAGACCTTTACGACCTCTGGTAGGTATACGAAACTCGATCGTCGATTTGTTTTTTCACAAACCTCTGTATTCGGTAGACGATTTTAGGGGACTTTGGCGTGTTCAGAAACACTTTTACGATATTAAAGACGAATACGATGCGTTACATAGGAACGTAAAAAAGTACCATTTTCACGATAGTGATCCATGGTTTTCGTATAACGAAAAGTATTATTACCACAAAATAAAGGATTTTCCGAGGACGGATACATTTTTAAAATCTATTCCGTGTATTGATCGTGCCATGATTGCAGTCATGGAAGGACCAATGTCTATACCAGCACACCGCGCCGAGAGTAATTTACAGTTACGGTACCATTTAACACTCGAAGGAACAAGTGTTCTCGATACTGAGTTCGAATACCACAAACACGAACCGGGTGAATATATACTGTTCGATCACGCGAGGTACCATAGCGTCGATAAAACGGATGAAGGAAAACGCGTTGTATTGATTTTAGACATTAATAGGTTTTAATCTAAAGGTGTTTCCGACACACCGCTTTATACGTGTTATGATCACCGACAAGTTCGAGTTCATCATTTTGAACAATACGTTTTGTAAATGGACCGTGTGTTCCGTCCATACACTCCATACACATTGCTGATATTTTGAACACTTTATCGGCGAGAGGTACGCAATCTATGAGTTCGCCAAACTTTCTTTGTTTATAATCACCATCGAGACCCGCGAGTAAAATTGTTTTACCCGAATCGAGAACTTTTTCAACGAATGTTTTGAGACCCGTAAAAAACTGTGCTTCGTCTATGGCTATAACGTCGACGTCTGAAAAATCGATTTCGTTAAGATCGTTCGTTTTTATACAATCAAAGCGAATATTATCGTGAGTACGTAAAACATCTTCGGGGGCGCGCGTATCTTTTTTTGAATTTATAACGAGAATTCGTTTACCTATGACGCGGTACCTTTTTAAACGCCGAATGAGTTCGGACGTTTTTCCGGAGAACATGTTACCCATGATAATTTTCAGACTCATGTTTTTTATTAGATAGTTTATTTCTTTATGCTTAACGCGTGTGTTATTTTGGAAAGATTACTTTCTATGTTTGATATTTTATAAGCCGTCATTTCCGTGTATACGAATTTATTGAAATACCTCTTTTTTGCGTTTAAAACGCGTCTTTTGTATAAATTTTTTAGTTTTTCGTTGGTTTTATATCTGCCCATATCTATTCTTGCCTGTTTTATGGTTTTAGATGTCTCGTACCCTAATTTTTTTTGTCTAATAGCTAAAGCTATTAGAAAATTAGATGAAAGACCTACGCATATACCCGTGGTATTATATCTTTGTAAATATGGACCTTTATAGATGAACATTTCTGAACAGTTTAACATATTTTTTAATTTTTGAAATATAATATCTGAAAACCGATTTGATTTTTCACCCCATGGATCGAAACAATAAAGCGTGTTATCCCATTTAAAAACGGATATACAATGATTTTTATGAATTTCCGGGATAGTGGTAGATTGACCACTATAATCGTAAACACCTATTAAAATTCCAATCTTTTCCTCGTTCACAACTTTTTTTAATTTTTCTAAATCACTTTCGTATTCTTCTTTATAAAAAGCGGAAACTATTTTTATTTTTTTATCGGGTATTGCTTTTCTTATTTTTCTTAGAGTGTTTTCGGATACGAATTTATAGAAAGCTTCGAGTATACGTTTTTTATACGATGGGTTTGGGTCTGAGTTATTTCTTTTTCTTTTATCGCCCATTCTTGATATACACGAGTATTTTTTTCCTGATATAAAGAAATGGATACTATACTATATATAACATGGAAACACTTAGAATTAAACGATTAACACTTGACGCAACTTTACCGACACGCGCATCCCCTGGTTCGGTTGGTTACGATTTGTATAGTATTGACGATATGACTATAAACGCGTGTGAAAGAGGTATCGTGAGTACGGGTATTTGTGCTACTATTCCTAAAGGTGTGTACGGACGTATTGCACCAAGATCGGGATTGAGTGTAAAACACGGGATTCAAACGGGTGCTGGTGTTATCGATCCGGATTATACGGGTGAATTGAAGGTTATCTTGTTTAATCACGGGAGTGAATCCTTTGAAATTAAACAAGGCGATAGAATCGCGCAATTAATTTTAGAAAAATGCGAAACGCCTCTTATTGAAGAAGTTGATGAATTAAAAGAGACGAAGAGAGGTGATAGAGGTTTTGGATCATCGGGTACGAACTAAATTAGTTACCAAATGCGACACCACCCATACCATTCTTAATCCTGAGAATGTTATAGTTGACCGCGTAGGCTCTGAGTGCGGCTGGAACATCACCCGAAACTCCCCCGTTTATTGTAATTTTGGCGTTATCTATTCTTGAAAAGTTTAAGGATCCCGTTGGTTGAGTTTTGTTCATGGTAAGACAAAATGGCCATGTAGTAACTGGTTCAGTATTGAGTACTTCTGGAAGTATGGAACAGTGTCTCGATGGTACGACTTTATTGTGGTATTCGTACGTCATGTTTTCAAAAAGTGTAACGCCATTAATGTACATGGACGCATCCGTGAACGAATATTTTGTACCATGATCTTCGGCGCACGCAATGTGTATAGCTTTAACTGGATGGTTAAAATATGTTAAATCAACGGACGTATCTGTTTTAGACATTGGTTGGTATTGTGTTTGTGTAATGAGAAGTTCGTGTTCGGTATTTGCGAAGAATTCGCGTTCTTGTGTGTCGAGATAGACGTAGGAACCGTACACTTTTGGTGTGGAGCCTTGAGTAAATTTGGGGTGTAATTTGATTCTAATTTCAACTTCGTGGTATTGAAGACCTACGAGTGGCAAAGATTTCGTCCAATCTTCACTGAAAAAGAATGGAATGACGTAACTTCCTGTACTGGCGTTAAAACCTGGTGGAACCGCTTTATAGGATGTTGTCGCACACGAAGCTTTTGCTTGTGATTCGTTATAAAGAACGTTGTGTACACCGGCAACGAAAAGAGAATCTAATTTAGTCACTTCTTGGCCACCAATCCACAAAGAAAATTCGGTTGGTGTTGTGCTCGAATCAAACAAACTTGTAGCAACATCTTGTGACATATTTATATCCGTGGCTTCAATCCATACGTAACTTAAAAGGTCACCTTTAGATCGGACTGGAATAACAACTTCGTTATTAGCGCCGAATGTACCGATATAGTCCATTCGTTCGGGTTTGATGGCAAAGTTCGTGTGACGTTTATAGTTTTGTCTAAAAAAAGAGACTTCTGGATCACCCGTGATATAGACATCCTGGGCACCGACTGAGACAAGATCAATCAAAGCAGCTGACATATTTACTATTATACTATATTAAAAAAATCGGGCGTTAACGTGGTAAGATAAAAATGGTTGTTTTTCAGGTACTCACCTGGGAAACACAGGATACTGATGAGGAACACTTGGTTAGTATTTTTGGTAAAACGTGCGAAGGTAAATCTGTATGTGTCACAACAAGTTTTACCCCTTACTTTTTCGTGAAACTCCCTAAAAAAATGACGTCTTTAGACGTTCGTAATTTATATACAAAAATAGATAAAGCGTGTCCTGAATGTTTAGTTGGTTACGATATTGTTCAAAGTAAAGACGTATGGGGGTTTCAAAATAACGAAATGTTTGCGTTTATGCAGTTAAAATTTAAAAACTTAGCGTCGCGGCGTATGGTGAATGGTAGATTAAAACGTATTTTGCAAGATGAACCCGTAAAACTGAAAGTGTACGAATCTAATCTCGATCCTGTTTTGAGGTTAATGCACAGAACGGGTATACAATCCACTGGCTGGATGGATTCTGGGGATACGTGTGTACGATCATATCTCGCGAACGTAGATATAGACTTGTTCTGTAACGATTGGAAAACACTTAAACCCGTTGATATTCCCGAAACGGCGCCATTTGTCGTTGCGTCTTTGGATATCGAGTGTAATAGTTCCACTGGTAAATTTCCTGATGCGGACGTTGAAGGCGATGCATGTTTTCAAATTGCTATTTCACTGGCACATTTTGGGTCGGAAACACCTTACGATAAGACGTGTTTGTGTTATAAAAATACAGATCCAAAATTGGAAGGGTGTACGATTAAGAGTTACGCAACGGAACGCGAAATGCTTATGGCGTTCAAGGAGTACCTTATTAAAAACGATGTCGACATTATCACGGGTTGGAACATATTCGGTTTTGATTTGGAATATATAATTAAACGTGCTGTTATTACAAAATGTGATCCATCGTTTTACGAGTTGAGCAAACTTAAGAATCATACGTGTGAACTTACGTATAAAAAGTTATCGTCGAGTGCACTCGGTGATAACGATCTCAAAATTTTACCAATGCCCGGTCGATTTATTTTCGATTTATTCCACGAAGTTAAGAAAGGGTATAAACTCGATTCGTATAAACTCGATAACGTTTCGAAACTGTACCTTGGTGATAACAAAATCGATATGCCTGCAAAAGAAATGTTTGCGCGTTTTGTTGAAGAAGACCCTGTAAAGTTGCGTGAAGTCGCTGAATACTGTATTAAGGATACGTTGTTACCACACAGACTTTTAGCAAAGTTATGTACACTCATAAACTTACTGGAAATGGCAAAGGCAACGTGGGTTCCGTTATGTTACTTGGTCGAAAGGGGACAACAAATCAAAGTGTTTAGTTTATTAACAAAAAAAGCGCGTGAAATGGGGTTCATGGTTCCAACAATAACGTGGGGACAATATTCCGCTGATGGATACGAAGGTGCAACTGTTCTCGAAGCACAAAAAGGTGCGTATTACACACCGATTACCGCCCTTGATTTCGAGGGTTTGTATCCATCGATCATGATGGCACATAATTTATGTTATTCGACACTCGTTATGGATTCCAAGTACGATAACTTACCCGGTGTAACGTATGAAACGTTCGGGTTTTATAAGTTTGCACAAGGTGTACCGAGTCTTTTACCGAGTATTCTTTTGGAACTCAAACAGTTTCGTAAACAAGCTAAAAAAGATATGGCAAAATCAACGGGTTCTTTGAAAGAAATGTATAACGGTAAACAATTGGCGTATAAAGTGTCTATGAACTCTGTGTACGGTTTTACGGGTGCAGCAAAAGGTATGTTACCGTGCGTACAAATCGCTTCTACGGTAACGTTAAAAGGGCGAAGCATGATTGACGAAACAAAGGCGTACGTTGAAAAGAATTTTCCGGGTGCAAAGGTAAGGTACGGTGACTCTGTAACACCGGATACACCTTTACTTATTCGTAAGAACGGGTGTGTACAAACGTGTCGCATTGATTCACTTGTAAATGAATACACTTTACGTGACGACGGTAAACAAATTGGATACATAAATGCCGAGGTGTGGACGGAGAATGGATTTACACCGATACACCAAATTGTAAGACACGAAACAGATAAAAGCATCCACCGTGTAGTAACACACACGGGTATAGTCGACGTGACCGAAGACCATAGTCTTCTTCTCGAAAATAAGGAAATTGCTAAACCCACACAAGTGAGTGTAGGGACGGCTTTACTCCACGGAAATTGTGTAAATTCTATCGATACATGTACCGATACAAGTATTACAAAAGAAGAAGCAAAAGTTATGGGGTTTTTCTTTGGTGATGGATCGTGTGGTACATATTTATGTAAATCTGGTGTAAAAAGTACATGGGCTCTGAACAATTCAAAATTGGAGTATTTGGAAGAAATGCAAAAATTGTGTCCTTTCGAAACAGTAATATATGATACAATCAAAAGTTCTGGATTCTATAAACTTAACGCTAAAGGTTTGGTCGTAAATATTGTTAACAAATATAGAAACTTGTTTTACAACTCACACAAAGAAAAGATAGTACCGTCGTGTATTTTAAATGCATCATCGGAAATTATCCAGTCTTTCGTAGATGGGTATTATATGGCTGATGGGGACAAAGATAAAAATGGGTATACGCGCATGGATATAAAAGGTAAAGAAGGGAGTATGGGAATGTATATGTTAGGGCGAAAATTGGGGTATAATGTTTCTATAAATACACGCACTGATAAAGTAAATGTATTTAGACAAACATGGACAAAGTCTACACAAAGAAAAGATCCACAAAAAATAAAAAAGATTGAATGTCTTGGAAAAACGTATGGTTACGTGTATGATTTGACCACTAAATCCCACCATTTCCACGTAGGTCCAGGTGATCTCGTGGTTCATAATACCGATTCTGTAATGGTTGAATTTGATGTTGGAAATCGTAAAGGTATGGAAGCGATAGAGTATAGTTGGGAACTTGGTGAACGCGCCGCAGATGAGTGTACTAAACTGTTTAAAGCACCGAATAACCTCGAACTCGAGAAAGTCTATTGTCCGTACTTTTTGTATTCAAAAAAGAGGTACGCCGCGAAACTTTGGACAAAGGGAAAAGATGGGAACATGCACATGGATTATATAGATGTTAAGGGATTACAATTGGTAAGGAGAGATAATACACCGCACATGCGTGAAGTGTGTAAAGAACTTCTCGATGTTGTTTTAGAAAGTAGCGATACCGGACCACCAAAGGCGCTCGCTTTACAAAGGGCTATAGAACTTATCGAAGGTGATGTACCAAACGAGAAACTTATTCTTTCGCAACAATTGGGTGATACGTATAAATCGCAAAATTTATCGCACGTTCAAGTTCGTAACAAAATGCGTGAAAGACAACCTGGCTCGGAACCCCAATCGGGTGATCGTGTACCGTACATTCTTCTCGATACGGGTGATCCAAAGGCAAAAGCGTACGAAAAAGCTGAAGATCCCAAATACGCAAAAGAACACAATTTAAAAGTGGATTATAATTATTATTTTATAAACAAGTTTTTGAACCCTGTGTGTGATTTAATTGAACCACTTTTCGAAGATCCAAAAGAGGAAATATTTGGTGAACTCTTAACGCGTGTTAAACCAAAACGGAGACCGAAGAAGAAGGTAGAAGATGAGGGACAGAAAAAGATTAGCGATATATTCAAATCACTTAAAAAATAGTCACCATTGATATGTAAGATGTCAAGACGAAAGCCTACACTTAACGATGAATTATGTATGGCCGTACAAAAAGTTTTAGATAAACGTTTGGATATGGACGAAATAAAATATCTGAATCAGATAGAATTTGCTAAGATAATATCTGACGTTTACCATATTAATCTAAAACAATTGTGTAAATACTTACCAAATTCAGGGAAATTTTGTAAAGGGTATAAGAAAGATGGTAGTCCGTGTACCGGAAAAGCAAAATTAAACGGTATGTGTAATAATCACATGGATCAAAAACCGGGTAAAGAACCAATAGAGATGACCATGTTAAATAACGAAAGTATTAAACACAGTCACACATTTCTCGAATGTATATATAAACCGGGGTGCCCGGCATGCGAAACTTCAAAAAAGGGCTTTAAAGATTTGCGTGGTATTATGTAATAATGAATAAATCGGCTATTCTACTAACATCGATTGATACTTTTTATAACATACCCGAGAATAGAGCTACGCTTTTAGAAATTTTGAATAAAACGGGTGGTATTTCCTTACGTAATCTCGAATGGTTCATAACGAATTATTCAAAGAAAAACAATTTAACGTATACAACAAAGGACGGTAAAATTTTTAGTGTACACTGTGCGTATAAATCGAGTTTAGATGGGTACAGTAAAAAATTATTCGATCCGTTTTGTCGTTCGTCTAAGATGACGTATACCGTTCCGGGAACATCTGATGAAATACACACAACAGTGGCGCAGTTGAATTTCATAAGATGGTGTATAAAAAATAATATAATCGAGTATATTCGTGAAAACAAAACCACTTTATTTTCTAAACAAGTGACATGATACCATTTTCAAAAACAAATGTTTGGTATCCTACGTAATATAAGTGTAAAGTATAGTCGGTTGTAAGTCCTTCCTTCATGGTGACTTCTAAAACTGTCCTGTTAGATTGTATCTGACTAAAATCTAACATTCCCGATGGTTCCACATTAATCGGATTCATCGAGAATGCGTACGTATATATACTTCTAAAAGGTCTCGATAGTCGACTCGTAAATGGTACCACATACTTGAAATATTTGTGATCGCTATCTTGTATGTTTGGTAAATCTTGGCCGTTTATGAATATTTTAGCTTTTACCATGGGTGCGTTATAAAATTCATTTGTTATGGAATACTCTGAACTCGATGAAAAATTGTACCTGTTTGCGAAAACGTTTGCCGTTAAAGTCGTACCACCTTCGTATGTTTCTTCGTTTTCAAATGTTTTTTGTCTAAGAAACCAATTCAGTGTTTTAACGGGTATTTTTGGTACGAGTTCTAATTTTGCGTTTCGAGTTCCAGCTAATATATCTAATGTGGGGTGTTTTTTAACTATATCAGTTACTAAAACGTGTCTTTTATTTGTCATGTGAATACGTTCAGATGGATCAATTGTTATTTCTTCTGTTATTATATCAAATTCTGGTAGGTAAACTGAATCCGTTTCGTTTGTAAAAAACGATTGTTTATGAAACTCGAATTCAAACTGAAGTTTTTGTTTGTGTATAGCACACGTTGGAAAATAAGGACGGTTTGGTGTATTTGTTTCGTATTCGTCACTCTCGTATTTGCGTGAAAAGAGTAAAGGTATGGGTATGAAAACGCGTGACTTGTTCTGGGCTAAAATTTGATTACCTGGTAACAAAGATGTATCTTCAGCATTATTTCTGTTTACTGTATATCTTTTTGTTCTTTTTTCAGATTCGTCTAAATACAATTCGTCGTATATTATACCCCAATCTCCGTGAAACTTTTCAACAACAATTTCATCGACACGCATGGTTACAGATTTGAGAATGTGTCTACCAATTTGATCCGCGTAATAACTGTCTGTACCTGTTAGAGCGGGTAATTCAAACGAAACATACATATTTGATAAAAGATCGCCCATGTTTCTCGGATTAAGTGTAACTTTAACCGTTTCACCGAATGGCCAAGTCGCCGATGATGTACTCGGTTTATTCA